CCCGAAGAGTGTTGCCATATGCTTTCTCCTGACCTACCCTACCAATTCTAAAAAAGAACTCAAAAAAATTCGCTTTAAGAATGCCAAGTGTAGCGGTAAAAGGAGTTGCACCTTTATCAATTGGCTTATGATACCAATGATGAGCCTAGTCTACCGCTGTCAATAATTAGCACCTTTATAAATAGGAGGATAAATACCACATATGCACAAAGGAGAGGAATATGGTACTAACGCAAAAAACAAAAAATAAAAAAAAACGCAATAAAAAAAAACGCATAGTAACTTTTAAGCAAAGAGAAAAAATATCAAAAACAATGAAAAGTGGATATGCTTCAGGCAAGTATAATAAACCAGTAGGCAATACTGTCAATCACTGTACAGGTCCGCGGCCGTGGGCTTGGAAGCATGGACCAGATCCTGTATTGAGAACGATGGCACGTGCTTGGATAATGAAAAAGGTACAAGCAGTGTTTAGAGGAGAAAAGTGGAAGTTTGTATTTTCTGATTTTGTTAGGAAATGGAAAGGTCAGTGGCCAAACAGAAAAAAAGACAAACTATGGTTATGTAGAATAGACATTACTAGACCATGGAGTTATGCTAACACAGTCATTATGACTCGCAAACAGCACGTTAGCAACATGATGAGACAATATCATCTTAATAAAAGTAAATAATTTAAAGGAGAATAATAATGCCAACCGTTGGAAAAAAAAAGTACAGTTATACTAAAGCTGGTAAAAAAGCCGCTAAAAGTTACGCAAAAAAAACAGGTAAAAAAGTAAGAAGTAAAAAATACTAATTTATAACCTATCAAAGTAAATAGTGTCTATGTTAGATAAGGACACAGACGATGGCAGGTACAAAAACACGAAAAGGTATTCAATTAAAACATCGCAAGTATTTTTGCAAGGGCAAAGAATACAAGGCTTGTATGGTAGTATGCAAAAAAGTATTTGGCAATGGCTACAAACAAATGTTATCAGCAAGTTCAATAGAAGATGGGAGTCTTATTTTAAATCAAAATAAACGGCCAACACCGTGGCAACATATACAATGGGATTAAAAACAGCAGGAACAACAATAACAAAAACTTTTATTACTTCATATGGTCCAAAAAGTAGAAGTAAAGTAAGACGTTACGGAAGAAAACGTGTTAGAACTACAAGGAGAACTAAACGTGCCCGTTAAAAAAACACCAACAGCAAAAATGGCTCATTATAGAATGGATCAGCACGAAAAACTCTGCAGAATAATGCAAAAACAAACACAAGAAATGATCAATAGATTATTAGCACGTATCAATCGTTTAGAAATAGTTGTTTGGGGTTCAACCATAGCATTAATAGGTGGTATGTTTACTATCATATTAAAACTAATCAATTAAATATCAGTGTGCTGAATTAAAAGTTGTCTTCTCTTTCAGAGAAAACACGTGCTCTTATAAGTTTAGTTCAGCACAACAATACAGTGGGATTAATAATGTTTGATAATAATAAAACTACATTTGATAACGAATCAACAACACTCGATAAATTATTTGAAAGAATAAAAATCTCACATTTTAAAAATAGAGCAGAACGTGATATATGGGAACATAATCAAACGAATGATACTAGAGATCCGTGGGGACAAAATGATGATACAGATTGTTATGATACATTGGAGTAGTGACGAATGGAAATAGTTATTGGCCTTTTACTAATATTAAATGGAAATATTATTGAACACACATATAAAGAATCCTTATCCGCTTGTTTGAGATCAAAAAGAATAGCGGAAAGAGAAGTTAATCCAGAAAGTGTTAGATTTGTATGTAAACGAGTTACCGCAGAAACAGAAATATATATGGGTTCAAAAAAGATATTAAAAATTATAAAATAAATGCCTAAATGTACAGTAATTGGTAACGGTGCAAGTAGAAAACAACACGATCTTACAAAATTAAATTATCCAACATTTGGTTGTAATCAAATATACAAAGAGTTTATGCCTGACTGGCTCATTGCTAAAGACAGAAGAGTGTTAGAACAAATGAGCAAAGATAAAATTAAACAAGTATATTTGCCAATGATGTCACATAGAGCACACAGAGAAACAAGTACAATAATGATACCTGATATGAGACCAATTCGTTTTCCATATTTTAGAATGAATAGTTGGCTTACAGGAGAAATATGCATTGTATTTGCCGCACAATTAGGGTTTACAGATATAGATGTAATAGGATTTGATGGGGGTCCGGATTCTATATACAGAGAAAGAACAGATACAAACGTAAGTTTAGTACATAATCAAGTACCGAAGTGGAGATATAAGCATACATTTGAAAAAATATTAGCATATTATCCTAAAATAAAAATAAACACAGATAAGGATTTCTTAAAAACTTATAAATAATCACGTAGATAACCGTAAGGCCTACTTTGGTTGTACAAGATTACAAACAGTTGGTATTGCTGTGAAATACAAGTTCTAGAACGTTGTATAAGAAGGACAACCACAAGGCCCATTCAAATATAACACAATTCCATAGCGTTAAACTTTAATAATAACAAACACTAAAGAGAGGAAAAATAAAATGGCTTTAGTAGCAAACGCAGGAACATCAGTTAGTAATGCATTTACAACTATGTTCGCAGATGATGTCAAACACGCTTATCAGCAGTTGACGTCAAATCTTACTAACTCTGTTAGAGTTGTTAGAAATGTAACTGGTTCAGTTTACAAGTTTAACACTTTAACAAAAGGTGGTTCGATTAAAAACAAGGCAAGATTTGAAGATATCGTCGTTATGTCGGATACAAGCAAATCTTTAACGTCACCAGGTGCCTACACAGGTTCTACTGCACAGAACGCAACAGTATCATGTACTCTTGCAAATTACCATGCAGGTGAATACGTACAATCACTTGATGAAATCAAAACCAACATTGATATGAGATCAACATTTTCAGAAGCTATAGGTGGAGCACTCGCAAGAGCCGCTGACCAAGCAATTGTTGACGCATTAGATGCTGGCACACCAACAACAATCAAATATACTGCACAGGGAGCATCAGGTCTTAACAAAGCCGCGTTGCTTGAAGTACATGAGTCTTTAAACGGACTAGACGTACCTTCAAGTGATCGTACTTTGGTTATATCACCTGCCGCTTTAACTGATCTTTTAACTGACACTACGTTAGTAAGTTCTGACAACGGAATTATTACTAACAATGCGTTGGCAACAGGATATATCCCTTCAATATTTGGATTTAGAGTGGTCGTTTCAAATCTTTTAACAGCTGATTCAGTTGTTAGAAAATGTTACGCATTCCACAAAAATTCAATGGGATTAGCAGTAGGTTCTGACGTTTCAGTTGGTATCAACTATGTTCCACAAAAAGCATCTACACTTATTTTAGGTGAGATGTCAATGGGTTCAGCGTTGATAGATGCTGATGGTGTCGTAGAAGTACAAGTAACAGAATAAGGATTTTTATTCTATAACTTTATAGACAGGCCCTTAACCGGGCCTGTCTTGTTTTATGCGGTAAATAATATTATTAAAAGGAATTTAACAAATGGCTGAGTCAAATATATCAATTTCAAATCAAGCATTAGTAAAATGTGGAGCAAGTACCATTTCTGCATTCACAGACGGATCAAACGAAGCAAACGTATGTTCTACAATGTATAGTAATGTTAAAAAAGGTTTAATGTATTATACTTTTTGGAATTTTGCAATTACAAAAGTAGCAGTAAATCTTACAACAGAAACACCAACAGATTTAAGTTATACTAAAACACACAGTTTACCAGGTGATGTAATAAGAATAAAAGGATTTTTTGATAGCCAAGGGTATGCAATTACAGATTATTCTGTAGAAGGTGCAAAAGTTTATTCAAATACAGATCCATTGAACATTATCTACGTAAAAGATTTAACAGAAGATAATTTTCCAGTATTTTTTATAGAGGCACTTATTGCTAAAATGGCAGTAGAAATCAACGAAGCAATTACAGGAGTTGGAACACTTACAGGCAGGCTTGCAGAAGACTTCCAATCTAAATTAAGAGCGGCAAGGATAGCAGATGGACAAGAAAATCCACCAAGAAATATTGTACCGGCTGGTCAATTGATTGAAGCACACATAGGTGGCAATTTTAATAGACTAAGACATCCAACTAATTAATGAATGACAACACGTCGTATAACTCAAAATTCTTACAACACAGGCCAACTAGGCCCCTTCATGGATGGCAGGGTAGATTCACAACTTTATAAAACTGGTTTAGAAGAATGTACAAATATGCTTTTGTTACCGCAAGGTGGTATGCAAAAGAGAAAAGGTTTCCAATATATATCCGCAGATCCTGATGCATCAACAACACCAGATGGATCAACAAGTTTAACAACAGCAGGCTTTCACGCATCAAGCAGACTTATTCCATTTAGATTTAGTGATGGACAAGAATATGTTATTGTATTAGAGCCAACAGATAGCACACAATCACAGATGCATATCTTTTATCAAGACACAAGAGTAGCACATTTAACAAATGGATCAGGTGGTCAAGTATTTCCAATTACATTAGCGGCAATAGCTGATATGAGATTTACACAATCATTTGATGTAATGATTTTTACACATCCAGATATACAACCTATACAATTAGTTAGGGGATCAGTAAACACAGACTGGACAGCAAGTTATCTTTCTTTTGATTTTATTCCACAAACAAATTTTAATTTTGCAACAACACTTACACCGTCAGCAGTAACAGGTACAGGAATCAATATGACATTAAGTTCAGGTTCTTATGCTTGGGTAGATGCTGATTGGCCCAACGGACACAAAAATATGTACGTATCTATCAATGGTGGATTAGTACAATTAAAATCACATACATCAGCAACTGTTATGACTGCAGATGTCATTTACGATTTAGTAGATACAGATGGAGCAAGTGGTAATGAATGGGAAATAGATGCATTTTCAAATTTATCTGCAACATTAGGTGGAGGCTGGCCACGTTCAGTTTCGTTTCACCAAAATAGATTAGTATTTGGGGGTAGTAGAGATAAACCTCAAACATTATTTGGATCACAGTCAGGAGATTTTTATAATTTTAATCCATTAACAAAAACAGTAACAGAATCAGGTGGTTCAACAACTACAACAGGTGATATAACTGATGATGCGGCATTTACATTTACAATAGCATCAGATGAACTTAATATTATTAGACATTTAGTATCACAACAATCACTTTTCATATTCACATCAGATGGTGAGTTTGATTTAAGTGGAGAGCCTGTGACACCCAGTAATGTACTTGTTAGACAGCAAACCAGATATGGAGTTTCCGCAGGTACAACAGAACCAGTTGTTGTTGATAATGAAGTATTATTCAATGATAAATCTGGAAAACAAACTAGAGCATTTGTTTACAATTTTAATACAGATGCCTATTCAGCAAAAAACTATTCTTTAATTCATCACGATATACTAGTAGGTGCAACACAAATGGCATACCTAGCAAACTATTCAAATAATAATACAAATTATTCTTTTGCATTAAATTCAGATGGTTCAATAGGTTGTTTAGGTATAAACGTAGAGTTTTCAGTTGTAGGATGGAATAAATGGACAACTCATGGCAACTTTAAAGCAGTAGGTGTAGCAGATGATTCATTATATGCATTGGTACAAAGATATGATAATGATGGTTCAACTTTACAAACAGGTGTGTTTTTAGAAAAACTTACTGAAGATGACGTTTACGTTGACAGTTATCATACGTCAAGTGCAACAGCATCAAGTTTTACAGGTGCACAAGGATTAGAAGGACAAACAGTACAAGTAGTAGCCGACGGATTAAAACACCCTGACGTTACTGTAACAGCGGCTGGTAATTTTACTTTAACAAGAGAAAGTTCATCTACACAAATTGGAAACACATATACAGCAACAGCAAAAACATTAAACTTAATAATTCAAACAGGAGGTCAAAGTACTTTAGGAGAAAAAATGAGGAAAGTATTAGTTGATTTACAATTATATAATGCCAAAGCATTGACAGTTGATAATATTACAGTACCTTTCAGAGAATTAGGAACAGCATTATTAAATCAAGGTGTAACTGCTTTTTCAGGAATGAAAAGAGTTAGACTTAATGGTTATAGTACAACACCACAAGTTACTTTCACAATGACTGACCCCCTTCCTTGCACTATATTAAGTAGTATTACGGAAGTTAAATTTGGTGCAGGAAAATTACAAGCAGGATAAACAACCAGTCAGACATTCATTAAATTTTACACATTTTAGATATGTTGTAAATAATTGTCGTGTCGCAGACGAAATGGAATTTATGCTAATGGGTTATACCAAAGCATTAATCCTAAACAAATACGAAGAATTAGAAGATGGAGTAACAGGAACATATCACGGAGTTCCTTTTTTAGCATCAGGCACTCACATAATAGATGATGAAGTATGGTATTGGTTTGTAGCAACTCCAATGGTGAAAGATTTCTTTGTTAGAATTACTAGAGAAGCAAATCAATTGATTAAACGTAGTATGAAAAAACACCCTACAAAACGACACTTGGTTCAGGTTTGGTCTAAACACGCAGACTCTATAAAATGGTTAAATACATTAAAATTCAAACAATTTGGATCTTACACGGTAGGGGACGAAAAAATTTATCTAGTTGAGAGGAAAAGAAACTAACAATGTGTGCACCAAAAAATAAATTAGTCAAAATTGCTTTAATAGGAGCGGCCGCTTATGCAACAGGTGGTGGTTCAACGTTATTCACATCAGCAAGTCAAGCATTCCAAGCGGCAAGTACCGCTGTTAAAGCATCTTCAACTTTAAGTACATTATTCAATGCGGCAAGAGTTGCGGCACCATTTATTGGTGCAGGTGGGCAGATGTATTCGGGCTTTTTACAAGCACAACAAATGCAAGCCAAAGCAGGATTTACAATGTTTCAAGGAAAAATGGAAACAGAATCATATGCATTAAGAAAAATAAAAAGATTAAGAGCATTAAGAGCCAAAATTGGAGAACAACGAGCATTGTATTCAGCGGCTGGTATAAAAATGGAAGGCACACCAGGACAAATATTAGGACAAACAGCGGCTAATTTTGCAGAAGATCAATTCACAGATACATTTAATACATCACAATCTATTTTAAGTAAAAAATTCAGTGCTGACAGTTACAGACACGAAGCTAAAATTTCTTTACTTGGTGGAATGACAAATGCGGCAATTACATTAGGTACAAGAGGAGCAATTCCAAAAAATACAGGTCCAACTGTTGAAGATACAGCGGCTATGGAAGATATAGGATTAAAATAATGCCAGAGATACCAACAAGACCAGAACTAATAAGAAGCAAAAAAGTAAATGTAAAACAAGATACATCTACTGGATCAAATATTGCACCCAAGGCTTCATTTTCAATGCCTTACGTTGGTGGAGATGCGGCAATTAAAGTTGTTGATAGTATTTCTACATTAGCAAACAACGTTGCTGATGCTGATGCAAAAGATAAAGCATTCAAAGTAGGACAAGAAAGAGAATTAGAAGCAAACAAAAAAGGTGAAACTACAATTCAAGACAAGTTACAACCGTCATGGACCATTTCAGGAGCGGCATATGAGAATGGACAAAATACAGCATTTTTACATAATAAAGAAATAGAGATTTCTACAAATATGGACTTATGGAGAACAAAGTTCAAACTTGATCCAGAAGGTTATGTAGAAGCAACAAAAGAATATGAAGCAGAATTATTAGGTTCATTACCAGAAAAAATGCAGAACCCTGTGTTTATGGCTTACGAAAAACAAAAAGCGGCAGTTGGAGCAGAAATACAAGGAAACATAATTGATCAAAATAGAGCCACAGCACTTAATAAGGCAGAATATGTAATTGATAGAAGTGCAAACACAGCCAGACTCGCTATTTTAACAGGTGATGAAAATGCATTAGCCTTAATGGAAGCGGCAAAGGCAAAAATTGAAATTGATTTAGTAAGTCACTCCCCTACAGCAGACTATTTGAATTTACAAAGAAATGCATTTAGACTTGATATGCTTGATGCATTGTTAGAAGCAGAATGGAAAAGAGTAGAAGGAGATCCTAAAGCAAGAGACGCTTTAATAAAAAAAATAGAGAACGGAAGTTGGAAAGGTGATTTAGATACAAAAGATTTAAGCAAAGTATTTCCACGTGGTATGGATTTAACTTTAACAGAACAAGAACAATTAAAGAAAAAAATTACAGCACTTAATAAAAACTTTGGAACAGCAAATACATCTTTAAAATCAGACGCAATGGCAGAAGCTACGGAAGCATATGCATCAAATGCATCTGGTAATACTATTAAAAAGCAAATATTCACAGATGCAAACTATCAAACTACTGAACGATCAGATATCAATAATCCATCTCAAGATACTGATCATAGCACCTTCGTAAGATGGCAATCAGAGCACGATAAAGAAAAAATTAGATCAAAATTAGAAAGATCAGGTGCAACAGAATTAGAATTACAAATATTTGATCAAAAATGGAGTGAGTCTGTAGCCGTGGGTACATCCGCATACCAAAGTTATGTTTTAGGTAGAGGAACTGCAGAAGCAACCCAAGAAGCAATTATATTAAAAGAAACGGAAAAATATCTTGAAACAATAGTAGTTGGAAAAACTAAAGATAAAAATGGCAAAGTTATATTTAAAACGCAAGAGCAAAAAGACAACTCTATCAAGATACAGAAATTGAAAATAGATGCATTTAGTAATGCACAAAACGAATTAGCAACATTATTAGATGATAATGGAAACAATGCTGTTCAAGCATTGATATCTAAAGGTATTATAAATTGGGATCCAACTACAGATAACACTAAAGCAGGACTAGACCAATTAAAAAAAGATGTAGCATCAACACTTAATATTCAAGTTGATATGATCAATGTTATGCCACAAAAATTAGTAAATGATTTTAAAACAGGTCTTAGTAATGCAGAGAATGGTGAAGCACAAGTTTCGTTTATAAATCAGGCATATATGCAATATGGTCAAGATAATACATATCAAATTATGCAAAAATTAGTAGAACAAAGTGAAAAAGTTGAAGACGATGTTTTATTAGCATTATTGGCTGTTCATGGTCCAGGAAGAGAATTTACATCTGTACAGTTAGGTGATGCAACAAAAGCATATACTAATAATATTAAGGAAATGTCATCATATAAAAGTGAATTAGAAGCCTATGATGCTGATTTGACAGCAGACAATATGGAAAAAATTTTAACAATAATGACAGAAGCAGAGTTTAGTGATGATTCAAAATACGGATTTACAAAAGGTTCATGGTCAACAGCACAAACACAATCAATGATGGCAATGCATAAAACTATGCTGGCAAAATTTATTGTGAGTACAAGAGGTGATATTGGCAGAGCAATAGAACTAACAGACAAATATATAGCGGCTAATTTTGTTGAACTTGAACTTGCTCCAGGTCAAATAACATTTGCTTCTCTAAATGATGTTCCTAATCAGGCCGCGGCTGATGAATATAAACTATTTCATCTAGAAGTTGCAAAAGATCCATTAGCATATGGGGGTGTTAGTGCAAATCTTGATACAGTTGATGATTTACAAAGCAATTTTCCTGATTTTACCGTTAGTCTTGTAAATGGTAAGCTAACCTATTATGATGAAGCAGGTACTCCTGTAATGTTATCACAGATAACACAGGCTGGTGATAGTATGTATTCAGAATTTTCAATTAAACCATATTCAAAAGTAAAAGGTAATGTACCAATTTCAGCACAATTACAAAATCAAGCAGACTATATTGAATACAGTCATACTGGTTTTACAAATAAATTTAAAGTATTAAAAGAAGTTTCGTGGGTAGATGAAGCAAATGTAACTCAAGTTGATATGAGAGAGAAAACTTTAAACGAAAAAGTAATTGAAGCAAACGAAGAATTCAAAAATAAAATACAAGATATGGAAACAGCTGGAGGCAAACAGGCTGGACCACAATCGTATATTAAACCAGAAGAATCATTAGCCAACGAAACTGTTATGGCATTAAAAAAAGGTGATTTTGCAACAAGAGAACTTACAAATGATCCAAAAGAACAAGACATACTTGTTATGGTTAGTCACGCAGTATCAACTGGTGATATGCAACCATGGATGTTAGAATGGATTGGTAATAATATACCATATGGAAAAAAAGCTCAATATGGTATGAATAGAAAAGAAATAATGGATTTATTAAATGATCCAGAAAAACACGCATTATTCAAAGGTGGTTTAGTAGATAAAGGTAATACAGGTAGTACACAAACACCATTACAATATTTGTTTACTATTATTAGAGAACAACCTGATAATCCATATAGACAGTTTGATGCACCAGACATTGGTGTAGAATTTGAAATAACAGGATCTTAATAAGATGCCAGTAATATTAAAAGATTCATACGTAGGTAGAGCTACAAAAGAAACAGTATCACCATTTGAAAAAGGTGCTTGGGATACCCTTGTTATAGGGGCTAAATCAGGTATTAAAGATACAACAATCAGTTACTATAATACTATTACCGCTAATACTAGAGCAAAACAACGTTACGAAGTTGCTGGAGAAAGCGAAATATCAGAAGATCAATATAACGATCCTGCTTCTGGTTTAAAAGTAGAAGGATTAGAGTGGGAACCACATATGTCTTACGAAATGTTGTATAATGCAAAAGAAGCACAGGTTGCCGCAAAAAGATTTCAAATGGAGCCAGGTGGATTCTGGTCTTTGAAAACATTAGGTGCATTTGGTGGTGCTATGTTTGACCCAGTAAATTTAATTCCTGTTCCAATAGGACTTGCAGGAAAAAGTATTTGGAAAACAGCAGGACTTGTTGCTGGATTAAATGCATCAATTGAACTTGGAATTAGTCCACTTGGTTATGCCGCATATGATTTAAGAGGTATGGAAGGTGAATATAATGTTTTAAGAAATATGGCTTTTGCCGCTGTATTAGGAGGTGCTATTGGTTCTATAGGTCCAAGCATAGGAAAATCACTTGATTTTGCTAGACAAATGAATGTTCCTGAAAATGCCAGTAATGTTTTACTTCGTACTTTACCAAAATCAAGAAATTTAAATCAAAGATTAAAAACACTAATTGATGCTGGAAGATTTGATTCACCGCGACAAATAAACAAAAATACAATCAATTTTTCAACAAAAGGAACATATTTTATTGACGATGCTGGTTTAGTAACTACAACATTACCAAGCAATCCAATATATGCTAAAGTTGTTATTGATGAAACAGGAAAAGTAAAACTTTCAGGAGATATGGGAACTATTGTAAAAGCATCAACAGATATTGTTGAAGGTAAAGGTGTAGATGCACGTATAGATTTAGAAGGTGTTACAAACAATAAAAGTATACTAACAGAAATTACAGATTTAGATCAAAGAGCATTTGAAAATGTTGTAAATCGTGAAGGTGGTATAAGAGCATTTGATTCAAAATATAATTTAGATGACCAAAAAAATACTGGATTAAGTTTTGATTTTGATAGCGAATTTAATATAGTAGGTATTAAAAGAGTTATAAAAGATAATAAAACAGGAAAAATAAAATCAGAAGAAAGGTTAAATCCAAAAGAATTAGATAAAATTTTAGATGAATTAGATCCAAAAACAATTAGTCCTATAAGACCAGATACAGAAAAAACAAAATTAAATGCTGATGAGATAGAGGCACAGGAAAGACAAGTAAGAACAGATGAAGCACAAGAATTACAAGCAGATTCAAAAAACAAAACAGATACTGAAGCATACTTGGATAGAGTCAATAATAAATCATTACAAAATGTTAGAGCAGAATTAAACAGAATTGATAATTTAGAAACAGCAAACATAAACAAACTTCTTTATCATTCAATGTTATCTAATACACCTAAATCCAGATTATCAAGATTAGGATATGAATGGGATGAAGCAACGCAAACATTAAAAAAAACTACCCCTGCAAAAGATTTAAACACATCAGAAAAAGATTTTTTAGCTGATATAAAGAAAAAAGAAGCCAAACTAATTGAAGCAAATAATCTAGATGAAGCAAGAATTAAAGCAATGAACTGTGCAAGGAGTAAAATTTAATGGATCCAAGATTAAAAGGTTGTATTAAAATTATAGAAGCGGCAAGAGGTAATAAGCCTTTTACTAAATGGGAACAAGAAGCGTTTCAAGCAGAATTTAATCATATCAATGCAAACGCAGTTAAAAAAGGTATATCATTAGATGAACCTGTTAAACTTGAAGATGGACGTACAGTAACACATTTACAAAAAGAAATAGGTGCAATATATGATATAGTAGCAGAAAGAAAATCTATAATACAAGAGATGGCTGAAACTGCACAGCAAGGTAATGCATTGATGGATTTAGAAACAAGAATTGATAATATTAGAAACAGTATTGCTACTAATGAAAGATACGAAAAACATTCTTGGATTTTTAATAGAAATCCAGCAAAAAAGAAAAAACAAATGCAAGCCAAAGCGGTAATGGGTGCAATAGTTGATACTAATGATACTTGGGGAACTATACCATTAGATAAACTTAATAGAGTTACAGGTACAGAATTTTTTGGTGACTTCCATGGACGATTAGAAACATCATTTAAAAATGCAGAAATAGGAATCAGTCACGAAACATTTATGTCTGATAGAAAAAACTTTCCTGATTTTTGGACAGAATATAGTAATTTTGAATTAAAGAAAGGAGTAAATGTTACACAACGAACAAAAAATAAAGGAGCATATTTAATTGCACAGGCTTTATTTGAAGAAGTTACATTAAAAGCAAAAAATTCTTTTGAGAAAGCAGGCAGATGGATGCCTTTTAATAGATTAGGTATGAAAGTAAGATGGAATAGAAGACTTGCATTAAAAACAGATAAAGATACTTTTATAAAAGAAGTTGCAGAAGCATTAGATGATGTACATGGAGATTTAACTCAAAGACAAAATTTAGCAAGAGACTGGTATGAAGGATTGACAAATGGAGATACAACATCCGCAAATTGGAGGAATATTGGTGATAAAGATCCAGTTGTTATAGATAAACTTGCAAGGGAACACGGACACGTTACAAAAGGTGGCACGGTAGTAGGAAAAAAAGATGGGTATATAAAATGGAAGGATGGTGAATCTTTTTCAAAAATTACATCAAAGTATGCAGATGATGCTACACTGCATCAACAAATAACTGCACATATAACTGAACTATCAAGAGATATTAGTGTTACTAAATTTTTAGGTGGAAAAAGTCATACCGCGGGTTTGGAAAAAGTTAAAAGGATAATTGGTTGGAATGATGGAAGTATAAAAAGAGATATAGGTTCTATGCAAGAAGCACAACTTGATGCAAGTATGCATTACTTAGAAACTTTAGTTAGACCAGACATATTAGAACAAGCAACTGTTACAACAGCATTCAACGTATTAAGAAATATACAAGCAGGTGCTAAACTTGGATCTGCAGTAGTAACAGCAATATTAGATATACCTGTGTTTATTACAACAGGAAGAAGAATTTTTAATTTACCATTGTTTGGTAGAGATGGCCTGTTAGCAACAGTGTTTCCTGGTTCAGGAATGATATCAGGTAGTAAAGCAGATAGAATAAGATATGCAAGATATTTTGTAGAGATGACAGAGAGTTGGCAGAATGCCGCTGGTGCAAGATTTATTTTAAATGATGGATTAAACAATCAAAAAGGTTGGGTAAGGGGTTCAGCCGCATTTGCTCATTTTGTTTTTAGGGGATCAGGATTAAACTGGTGGACTAAAAGTTTACAGTCAAGTGCCGCAGGTGTCTATGGTAGGCATCTTGGAGAACTTATTCAAACTGGTAGAAAATGGAACGACCTTGGAGAGCCATTCCAAAAAAATTTACAAAAATACGGAATAGTAAAAGATGATTGGGATAACTTAATCAAATATCAAAATGACAAATCAATTTATCCAGATGGATTATTAGATGCTAATGGTAGATTAGATATGTATAAACTTGGAGCTGGAGAGATTGCAATCAATAAAACAGGAGTTGCAGAAATAGTAGATAAAAGTTTTCAATATAATATTAGAAGTAAATTTGTAGCGGCAGTTGCAGACGCAGTAGATACAATGGTTATGAAACCATCACAGTTTGATAGAATGGCTGGTGCATTTTTTAGTAAGGAATACCACAAAACAGGTGCACAAATAGTAAGATCTATGACTCAATTTAAAGCACATCCAATTTCATTTTTTAGAAAAACTACTATGCGTGCCTGGAAACATAATAGTAATAAAGATATGATTATTACTGTTGCTACAATAGCCGCAAGTTTAATGGCAACAGCGGCAGTAACAGTTCAATTAAAAGAATTTTTAAAAGGCAGACCTACATACGATGCAAGTAAACCAGAATACTGGGCAAGAGTTGCACAAGAAGCAGGAGTTCTTGGTATAGTATCAGATTTAGCGATGAGTGTTATGGGTGGAGATAAAATGATATCAGGATTCCAACAAAAATCTTCTGCTAGACCTATGAATAATTGGGATGTCCTTAATAACATAATAGGGCCATTAGCCGCAGATACACTTGAACTAATGACTAGTGCTATCAACGTTGGATATGGTGCAATAAGAAAAGATAAAGATATGAGGCAAAGAGAATACGAAGATTTAATGACACTTGCAACTAATCAAGTACCATTTAAGAGTATTTGGTGGTCAAAAATGTTATGGAGAAAATACGTTACAGAAATGTTTTCAGAAATGATCAATCCTAAAGGTTATAGAAGAGCACAAAAAAGAATTCAAAAACGATTACGTAAAAATAGAGGAAAGGGGATTATGTTTGGGAAACCAATTAGATCACCAGATGGAGCGTTGATGGATTTTTGGAAAGGTGGTTTCAATTAAATCAATAAATAATAAGGAGTTTAAATTATAATGACAACAGCAACAACAACACCAAGAGTAGCATATACAGCAGACGGAAGTACTGTTTCATACACTTTCAATTTTGAAATTGCAGATAGTTCATCTATCGCAGTATATGAAGGCTCTACTAAAAAGACATTAACTACGCACTATACAGTTTCGTTTGATTCGGGGTCATCAGGAACAGGATCAATTGTATTTGGATCAGCCCCTTCAGACGCAGTTGTTATTACACTTGTAAGAGATACAAATTTAGCAAGAACAACAGATTTCGCACAGTCAGGAGCATTCCTGGCAGGCACAGTAAACGCAGAATTAGATCGTTTATCACAAGCAGTTATTGATGCCACAGACAAAATAGAAAATAGAGCAATATCAACTACAGAACCAAACACTGATACTGCAACAATGACTATTCCAGCCGCGGCAGATAGAGCAAACAAAGTATTAAGTTTTGATGGTTCAGGAAACGCACAAACAACAACAGATGCTGGTGGTACGGTTACATCAGTTGGACTAACAACATCAGGTGATGACCTTACTATTACTAGTACACCAGTAACCACTTCAGGTAATATAGGTATTGCATTAGCAAGTCCAATTACAACAAATGTTACAGGAAATTTAACTGGTAATGTGACTGGAAATTTAACTACAGATGGTATATCAATAAATGATAACAAAATAACAACAACTAGATCAAACGATGACCTTATATTAGATGCCGCAGGTACAGGCACAATTGATATGGGTGGATCAAGAGTTAAAAATTTAACAACCTCGTCACCAATTGCAGACGGTGATGCGGCAACAAAAAAATATGTAGATGATTCGTTTGGTTCTATATCTGGAACAACAATTTCATCAGGTACAACCAACGTTTCTGTTGCAAGTACTTCAATAACAGGTACAGTATCAGGAGCAACATTATTTACAGGTAACGCGGCTTCAGGTTTTGTTGTAAGCAACAATGCAATTTCAACAGACGGAGTTACAATCAATGACAATAAAATTACAGCATCAAGATCCAACGATACTTTAGAATTAGCCACTGCTGGTTCAGGTAAAATTGTATTAGATGGTTTATCATGGCCATCGAGTGATGGTACATCAAATTACGTATTAAAAACAGATGGTAGTGGAACATTAAGTTGGACAGAAAACACAGGTAGTACAACTGGTGATTTAACATTTGTAGGTAGCACAATTTCTTCTCCCAGCA